TGTTCCAACATTGTTTGCATTTGCCACACTGGTTGTACTTGCATCTATCCAGTTTAAATCTGTTCCGTCTGATGATAATAGTTGACCTGCTGTTCCAAAATCACCATCACCATCAAATAACTTACCATTTAAATATAAACCTGTGCCGACTGTTGCAACTCCCGTTACGTTTGCATTTCTTGCAGTAATTTCATCCAGTGTTATATCACCAGTAAAAGTAACATCACTTGTAAATGATGAAATACCAGTGACATTTAAATTTTGAACAGTTATCTCATCATTATTAAACTCATAATTTAGTTTTCCAGTGATATAAAGATTCTCAAACGAACTATCAGGACTATCACCTAAATTAATATCACTATCTGGAGTTCTTGTCATTATTGTCCTCCTCTATATTCTCCTATCCTAGTCAATGATTTTCTATTACCACCCAAGAAAGCTGCCTGTGCCACACCAGCTATAGTTGGAAGATTACCAATTTTACTTCTAAGAAATATATTACCACCTTGTCTTGTTATTCTTTTTGAGTTAATAACCTTTATCTCAGTAGTATCTTTTTCATCTCCAAGTTCAATATGTTTTCCAAGTAGATAAGTTTGACTAGCTTTATTTCCTAATACTACTTTATCACCTTCTAATACAAGTTTATCTGCCGCTTCTAAAACAATATTTTTTCCATAAATTCTTATCCAACCATCTTCAGCAGTCATGCACATATCACCTTTATGTGCCATTGCCATGTAACTTATTGAATCTTTTTTATTTTTAAATCCTGTTTGTATTTCTAAAGTACCATCAGCTTCAATCGTTGCAAGACCACTAGCATGTAATGCTTGTTGATACTTCATTCCTTTATCAGTAACAGAATATAATTGATATGCAATCGGACCACCTAAACCCACAGGTCCGTTACTTTCAATTACAAGATTCGGACCAAATACATCTAGTACTCTACTTTCACTTTTGCTTGCCATAATTAATAACCATATCCTCCACCTGATGAACCACTACTTGGTGGTGAACTTGGTGGTGTGCTGCCACCTGATGTATCAGTTGCCTCATCTACTGGATCACTGTATAAATCAGTATTTTCTGTAGTTTGTGGTGTCGTAGTTTCTGTCGATTCACTTTCGGATACTAATTGTTGTATAGATCGCAAACCGACCTTTGTTGATCCAACGTTTGATGTAGGTGCTGCACCCGATCTTAAACTTTCTCGTGGGGTATTGTATATAATAGCATCATTGTCATTGTGTACTGCTCCTGTCATTTTATCTCCATTTGGCATTACATGGAAAGGACCATTATAAACTTTACCATTTACATATCCAACTATGTTACCTCGTGGTGTAATACAATCAATTACCGTTATAATTTCTGATTGTCTACGTTTACGTGTCATTACTGGAGTTAATATCGCTCCACTACCAGTAATACTTTCGACATTTGCTGGTGGAAGAGTGCGATATGCCTTATCATTTGTACACACTTTTGTGATTGAACCGTTCTCATCTACACCACAAATTTCAAAATCACCTGCCTTATCGTTTAAATTATAACCAGATCCACCATTTTCAACCTCGATTTTATCTACAAACACATCTGATTGTTCACCAGTTGGATAATATTCACCCTCTGATATCATTAAAATGCCTGTTAGTTGACCAAATGTAGGTGAATTTGGGTCTTTATCTATAGTTGCACGACCATATGCACCATATCCCTGATCACAATTGTCTACAAATGATACAATTGGTTCTTCTGTGTAACCCTCACCAGGATAAGTTATATCTACACCAATAATACTTGCAGTTGTTTGTACATCATCAATCAAACTACCACTTAGTCCTTCAGATTCAAATACTTGACCAACTGGTGATTCTTTAACTTGTGTATCAAGTTGTTGAATAAAGTTACCAAGAATTACATCACCAACAGCTCCTGAACCTCCACCACCAAAGAACTCAACTCTTGGTAGTCCACACTCTAAAATATTTCCTGTATTACAAGTTGCCTCATCACGTTGAGCTTTTGGATCATTATTCCAATCTTTAATTTTATCATCAAGTTTATCCCCTAGACTACCAAATTTCTCTGCACCTTTGTTAAAAGCATTTGCTATAACATTTTTTTTATTTGCTTTGCTATCACCTTTTTGTGAACCAACTTTTAATTTATATTTTTTTGTTGCATGACAAGAAGATATAGAGTCAGTACATGCCAATAAACCTCGCACTTTACCAAGAATGTTAATACCACCTGCAAGTAACCCTGTTATAGATCCAAATCCTTTTCCAACTATACTGAATAAACTATTAAGTGGATTTACTAAAGGACCGATAATTGAGTTCATCATACTGCTAATTTTATTAGTTAATGAACCAATAAAATCTTCAACCGCACATTCTAAAGGATTTATGAAACCCTTTTGAACCATATTAGTAAGTAAATTTTTGATTGTACCTTGTAATGCCTTCTTAATTGTAGATCCAAGACATCCAAATGCACCAAAAAGTCCACTAATAGGTTTAAAAGCAGCACCTGCAAATGCTTCACTCTGTGCAAGAGCAGCAATTGGATTTGCAATTTTATTAAAAATAAAATTCTTTGCTGCTATTAAACCAGTGCCAACAAATTCACTTAATTTATCCTCTAAAAGAGTGCTCATACTCGTCGTAAAACCACTCATGGCATCAGATATTTCACTCACAGCAGTATTAAGTCCACTTACCATATCAAAGGCGCCACCTAATCCTCCTGATGCACCTTTTAAAAATTTATCAAGAGCACCAGATATTTTTGCTGAATCGTTTTTAGGAAAGCAATCATAATCGACTGCTAATGTTGCGTATGTCATAACTTAAAATACCTGTTCTATTTATTCATCTTCTGGAGATAAAACTTCAAGTGCTTTATCAAATTTACCAATTTTTATATAAAAATTAGCAGTTTTTACAACACCTGGTTCATAATAATTTTGTTCAGCACCTTGATTCACTAATTGAGTAAGATATGATCGATAATTTAATGCATTGTCTTGATTACTTAAATTTTGATCAAATATCTTATCTCTTTCTGCTACTAAAGAGGGATTTTCTAAAGCATATTCTATTTGTTGTGGAGTGATTGCACCATCTTCACTTGGTGGATCTTCTGCAGCAGTGGTTGTTGGTGTTAGTGTTTTCTCTACATCATCAATCTCACCATCAAAATTTCGATCATATCCCAACTGCTCTACTTTATCTGATGGATCGTCACTATTTGATTTATTATATGTTTTAGGGTCAAGTGGAGTAACACCTGGTGTTGCAGGTCCGATTTGGTCATTAAACTCACCACTTAAAGTTTTATTCTTTTTAAGTGATCCATAAAAACCTGATAAAGCAGTATCTGAAAATACTGTTTCTCTAGTTCTTGGAAATACTCCTATTATAAAAGAGGGTGCTCCAACACCACCACCACGAACACCAAATACAGTATCACCTTGACTTATTCTTGCAGATCTTAATTTAAAAGCAGCACCAGAACCAGCAGTGGTTGGTAATATACAATATGCATAACTTAACTCTTCATCTTTAACTTTAGCTTTATTGCTACTGTGATCACCATCTATACGAACTTTGTACATCCACCCAAAACCATTTTCAATTTGTTTTTCTTGGGATGCATATCCTGCAACAGTCCCTATCCAGAACTTTACATCATGTTCACCATACTTAGTTTTTTTATTTGAATTATGAAAATTAGTCGTAGCCATTATTCTGTTTTAGTAAAACCATATTCATCACGAGCAAGTGTTAATGATGTAAATGAATTAGTTGGTGTGAATGAATGACACAAGTGTAATATTAAATAATCACCACTCCTATGCTCATTAAATTCTTTTTCAATCTTGTTATCCTGAGTTATATTTTCAATATCAAGTCTAATACATTCACCAACTGTCAATCTACCATTGTGTGGAATAACAATATTTACTAATTGAGCATGTATTAAACTATACCTCATTATTGCTTTTGGTAAATATAATGTTGGATTATTTGAAATCTCATTACTAACATTATCATTATCAACTCCAGGCATTAATTCAAAAGTATATGTTCTGCAATAATTCGTATTGTTTTCAATTATTTGGTCATTATTCAAATCTTGTTTAATAGTTTCTCCAAGAGTAATAGTGTCTTTATTATTATAAACATTTACTATTGTTTCAGTAACTTCTTGTGTAACCAAGTTTCTAACACAAACACGGATATTATATTGTCCATTTTTTATTGCATTCATAACATCTTGATCTCTTCTGACAGTTGGTGTTGCTAAAACATGTCTATCATTTTCATCATTATCTAAATTTGCTTTCAACCCTATTTCATAAATGTAACGATGAGTTATTGATCTAGCTGCATCAGCAAGAAAATCTTTTCCATCTTTTATCATATTATGAATAGATTTAAAATTATATCCTTGACTATTTTCATAAAAGAAAAATCCAGGATCACCTTTAACTGGTATTGATTTATGGCACAAATTTAAAATTGTATCCAATGCATTTTCATTTTTTCCATGCACCTTCATACTATTTTTAGTTTCCTCTATGTTTTCATCTTCAAATGGTAACTCAGCTTGTGTTAATATTTTTTTTACTATCTCACTTATTTTTGCTTCTGGATAAATGTTCTCTATTGGTTTACTAGCACTTTTTATTGCATTGACGGAAACCATAGGAAAATATGCAGTTTGTCTTGTTCCTGAATCAACATTATATGGACTTCCTGTGATAACAAATCTTCTTTTTTTCCCTCTCCAATCTAAAGATTTATATTTAGTGCTTACCTTTACTAAAACTTCCTCAAATCCCTCAATTGGTAATCCATCTTTTAAAGTTCCTGCAAAATCATCTTTTTGATCTCCAACTGTCCCACCTGTGTCTACTTCAAGAAAACTAGCAGTAACCATTGGTGAATATAAACTTTCATAATAATTAAATCCAACTACTTTTCCTTGAATATCAACAAATTTTGTTGTTTCTCTATCTGTAGCTCCTTTTTTTATTTTTTTAATAACTTGAAACTTAGTATAATTTGGTTGTCCTGCTGCTGAACTCATTACTTATCTCCCTTATCTACAAAATATTTTTGAAGATACACTATTTTCTTTGTATCAATAAACATATCTTCATTAAAATCCGTTAAAAAAGATATATCCTTATCAAAAGCTATCATACTTGAATCAAAATTTTTATCAAAATCATAGATAGATCCATCATTATTTAGAAGAGTACTACTAAGATCTATGTTTCTATCATAAATATTTTCTAACTCATTTGAACCAAATTTATTGACAAATTCTTGTATAGTATATTTTTTTACATTACCCTTTGAATCTGTGACAACATATGGTTTATCTTTATTTTCTTTATATACAAATGTAGATCCATCATTTAAAGTTCCTTCTGATCTTAATGAATATCCCTCATTTTTAGAATACTCACCAGATTCAACTTTTTTATAAGTAGATATTAACTCTTTATAATCATCTTCAAGTTTTTTTAAATCTTTTCCACCCTCTTCAAGTTTTTTATTTGCCTCTAAAATTTCTTCATATTCTTTATCTCTATCACTTCCATTAAACAAATCTACAAAACCCTTGGCACTAGTATATAATAATTTACCAAAATTAATAACGGGTTCAATACCTTCCATTAATTTTTCTTTTGCCTCATCTATTTTTTCTTGTATCTCCTCAATATTTGTAATTGCTACACCCAACAACATAAGAGAAACAAACCCTAAAATATTAGCAAATAAATTACCAGTACCACCCACTACTTTATTTTTAATTTTTGATACTGATTTTTTAAACATTGAAGGAATTTCAATTTTCATCTCCTTTTTCTTTCTTTTCTTTTTTAAGATAGAAACTGCTTTCAATTTTCTTGTTCTTTTTTTAGTGGCAGATATTTTCTCCATAGATGTAGTTAATACACTATTAAGATTTTGAGCTGATATTTTTAATTTTTCTGCTGCTTCCATTTAACTGTAAATAATATCTTTAAAACCAAGAAGTTCTGGAACTTCTTCCATATAAGGGTTACTCATATTCATCGAACTTATATCTGGTATACCTGTTGCTGGATTTACCTCAACCCCACCTATTTGGTTACGTATATCAGAGGTAAGATCTATATCTTCAAGTTCAACAAAAGTTGTATCATTATCTGAATCTTTGATTAAATTTCTTAACTCAATTCCTTTTGTTGCAAATGGAACTGCTCCAATCGTGTTTGCATAATCAATTATTGGATTTGGAGTAATCGAATTTAGTACTATTCCATCAAATGATTGACCACCTATATCACCAGGAAGATTTGAGGTGAATAATTTATCACTGCTAAATCCATCATTCAAAGCTACACCATCATACTGTCCATCGACAAGGTTTGGTGTAATTCCTAACATTTTTTGTGCCATAAAATCAGCATCACCTGGTTCATATCCTTCCTCAATCAGTTGATTTTTAGTCGATTCATAAGTTTTCATATTTGCATCAAATATTGGTTTTCCAATCTTATTACCGAAATATGCTAATAATAATAAACCAAGTGCTGTCAAAACAAGTGGATTCATTAAAAGTCCAAATGCAAGTTTGGCACCAAGAATAAAACTTTTAATTGCACCAGCAGCAAATATTGTTCCAATTATACCTGCACCTATTGCAATTGCTTTCCAATTTTTTGTAGTCCAGTTGTAAATATCTTTAATTTTTTGTTGGAAATCCTCATCATCTAATCTTTTAAGAATATTAGTTCCGAGTAATCCAGCTCCTAATATACCTGCCAAATTCATCAATTTATCAAATAAATTGCCAAACGGTTTGATGACAGCTTTACCTATTTTTGATCCTATCTTTGATTTCTTCTTCTCTTCTAATTTTTTTTCTGCGTTTTCTTTCTTATCTTCTAAGTTTTGTTTTCTTTGCTCATCAAATAATGCCTTTTGATCTCTCAATCTCTGAGACATATCCATAGATAACTTTTCTGTTATCGTATTTAATATGTCGGATGTTTCATTTAATGTTAATTCTAAATTACTAACTCTTGGTGTAATTTTTTCACCAATCTCCTCTCTTTGTGTTTTAAATATATTTTTTAGTATTGTAATTTTTTTCTCATTATTTGCAACTCTACCTGCCAATCCCATTCCACTACCAATTTTCATGGTTGACCTACTAATTTTAGGTCCACCCTTCATAGCCTCCATTTTTTTGGCAAAATTTTCGTAAACGGGAGATGATTTATCCATTTTTTCTTTGTTGCATCTTTAAGTTCTGCTCCTCAATATATTGTTGCAGTAGAGATAAGTAAATTTCTCGTTCCCAAGGAATCATATTTTCAATCTCAGTTAAAGAGTATTTATGATGCTGAATCAATGCAAAGTTGACTTTATAGTATGACTCTAGATTCGTATGAGCCATACCTAGTTGAAAAAAGCTGCCAGTCCCTCCAATATTATAGTTGATTCTACATTAGTTTTTGGATTTTTAACCTTAACTGTATGTGTCAATTTTGGCATAGTCGCAAAAAAATCTTCAATCATCTTAAATTGTTTAGTATTAAGTTGATCAACAAAATCTTCAAGTTCTTTTTTAGTTGATTCAGATGCTGGCCAACTTTCTTCTTCATTGAAGATGGCATCTATACAAGATACGATCATGTCTAATGTATTTGATACTTCATTTTTATCACTTGCTTCAAAGTTATTCTCAATGAATTGTTGCATTGATGGATACTTTAATTTAAGTGATAGATTATCATCTAATTTGATCGTATCTTTATGTTTCCTATCTTTTTTAATTTTAATAGAATCTATATCAATAGACGTAGGGACTGTTGTTTTATTATCGTCAGGACAAGTTAATACAATTTCAACTGTTTCACCAACTGATTTTGATCTCACATTTAAAAATAAATATTCTATATCAAAAGTTGCAAGTTTTGTAATATCAATACCCTTTGTAAGGATACAAGAATTAAGAATTTGAATCACAGAATCTGTAATTTGTTTGACATCCTCTGTCTCTAATGCCATTATAAGAATTTTTTCTTCTCTGACAAGAAAAGGTCTGTACTTAATTTTCTTTCCTGATGAGGGCAATACCAACTCATAAGTTGGTGTATTAATTTTTGGTAAAGGCATAATGAATATTCAATTCAGTAAAATTATTTATATGGGTTTTCTAACCGTTTACTATATAGCGGTCAAAGTTGAAGGAAATAGAAACTTTAAGTAAATCACCAGGTCCATATGCAACTGGTATTGCAGACATTGATTTGGGAAATACATTTACAAATCTATATCTCAAAGTCTTTTTGAAGTTCTTTTCAAACTTGTTTATATACATTGTATCACATTTATATGAATCTGGATACCTCATTCTTCTATAGTAAGCACGATCATTTTGACTTGTATTAGAGTTCGCACCACTTGATATGTATTCCATCCAACCTTCAAAAATTTTGAGCAAGGTATAATCTTCATCAATATAGAATGAAAAATCAAGATCAGTGTAGATTCTGGTATGAGCAAACTGTTGAGGAACACCCATAAAATTATCTCTTACCTCTGCTGTTGCATATGCAGTTGTGGGTAGTGATGCTGAATCACATAGAATACCTGCTCTTCTGGATAAAAAGTTTCTTACGTCATCAACTCTTAAATATGATTTGAGATATGTTTCAACAGATGGTCTCAAAGAAGAAAAAGTTACTTGAAAATGATTAGTCTGTGCTAACGGACCTATAATATTCTTCGCAACCGAAAGGTTATATGGTTTTATTGTTGTCTCTGCCACTCTAAATAAGTATGATTGTTATTTCTATTTATGTCATATAAAGGAAAATATTATCCTTCCTACCCTAAAAAGTATAAGGGTGATCCTACAAACATCATTTATAGGTCTCTTTGGGAGAGAAAATTTATGGTTTATTGTGATAAAAATGAGAGAATACTTGAATGGGGAAGTGAAGAAATTGCATTACCATATCGTTCTCCTGTTGATAATAGGGTTCATAGATACTTTCCTGACTTCTATATCAAGGTTCAAGAGAATACAGGTAAGATAAAAAGATACTTAATTGAAGTTAAACCACTCAAACAGACAACAAAACCAAAAAAACCGAAGAGACAAACAAAAAGTTATTTAAGAGAAGTATATGAATACGCTAAGAATCAGGCAAAGTGGAAAGCAGCAACAGAGTTTTGTGAAGATCGTTTGTGGGAATTTAAAGTAATGACTGAAGTAGAACTAGGAATCAAATGAGTCGTATCGCACCACTAGTAGGTAATCTTATTGGTAGTGAAACTGCTGATGAATTATTGGTTGATATTATGGGAGCGCTTGGTGATAGTATAGAATCAATTCCAGAAGTTGG